GTGCGAGCGTCCCTCCTGAACGTGCAGTGAGACGTATGGTATGACGCAGGCGGGAAGAAAGGAAACAAAACGGGAAGTGATGTGAAAAGAAAGGGTTGCGAAGATAATATAAAAAGGAGTGACGTTTGGTTTGACGCACCTATTTATTTAGAAGAATGGTCATTGCAGGAGAATAATAGGGTCAGAATCTGTGGCGAACTGCGTCAAGAAGGTGTTCGCTGAGGATGGATTTCAGGTGCTTTAAATCGTCGTCCGAAAGACCCAGCCAAGGTCGAGCTGGAATGTTGAGGTCAGGGAACCCGAACTGTTGCGCGCGAGCGTACGGGGTCTTGGATTCGATGAGTAGACCCTCATCGTCGACGGAGTAATCGAACCTGTCGCCGGCCATGTGAAGATCGTATTCGAGGATCGGGCGGTTGCCTACCTTCTTTAACTTTCTAGCAGCATAGCTGGGCTCGAGCGGAGTGAACTTTTCTCCGGTCGGCGTGACGCCGCGTTGGATGCGCTCTCGGGTGCTGATCAACAGTGCTTCGCCGGCCTCTCGGTAGAAGTCCTTTGGGGATTCGACGAGTTCGACGAGATGGCGAAAGTCATCCAAGACTAATTTGTCGTCGATGACGGCATACAACGTGGTCATGATACGGCGATCACAGTTTGCCTTCGAGCAGGATCATCTTGCCGGCGGCGATGTCCTTTTGCAGGTCGCTGGTATCGATTAAAGAGGCCTTCTGGACGGCATTAAACGTCGTTTTATCGCCACCAGCGAGCTTGTGTGTGACGTTCACGGTGACGACGATCTTCCCAGTCGATCCGTGTGCTTGATTGAAGATGTAAAAAAGTTTCGCTGGAGGCCCTGGCTCCAACAGCACAGCGGCCGGCTTGGCGATCATCGTCGGCAAGTTCAGCAATTCAGCCTGGGTCAGACGCTTCGGAAGCGTTTCAGCGTCGTCTAGCAACTGCTTTGCATCGACATCGCGGATGAGGATGGGCGCCGCTGTCACTTTTTGGTGATGTAGTTTGAGCTTGTCGATCAGGGGCTCAGATATCACGCCGGCGGCAAAATAATTGTTCTTCGATTTCCCTTTCCCAACCCTCTGCGCCCACGACGAGAACTGCGACGTGAAGGATTTAAGGATGCGTGGTTTTGACAGGGCAGTCCCTATCGCGGCAGCTGAAACCTTGGGTGCAAGGACTGCGCTCTTCCTGACCAATCGTTCGGTGGCTGCACCCAAGCTGGTCTTGCCCTGGACATGGCCGAAACCCGGATCGATCCCTTTTAGCGTCGTTACGGTGCGTGGAGACGGCCCGTTTTTGCCGATGGTGACGGTCTGCGGATCACTGTCTGGCGCGGTATCCGGGCCCGTTTTGCCCATGTCATCCAGATCGCTTTGCGACAGGGTGTCGACCGTGCATTTACAGTACCAGCCGCCGGGTGGGAAATGGCCGTCCCACCAGGGATCGTCGGCGTGCAGGACGATGCCGTTCCAGGCTTGATGCCAAGGGCGCGGATGCAGCTCGCCGTCCTGATGGACATAGCGCCAGTATGGACGGCGATGCTTGATCGCCTGCATCTGTGTGTGACGCCCCGCCATGTAGCTGGTGCGCAGGTTGGTCTCGTAAATCACACGAGATCGCCAGTTGCGACCGCCATTGTAGGTCCAGCCGTGATCGGCGACGATGGTGTCGAAGCGCTTGCGGAAGTCGCGCAGGGTCTCTCCGTTGGTGATGGCTTTGTCGACGGCGCCTCGAAAGTCTTGCAATAAATCCATCTTGGCCGCGCCGGCGACAACAAAGGCCCGGTCGTGTTCGGCGCCGTAGATGTCCGTCCAGGCGCGAGTGGGGAGATTGAGCTTGCGGCGGAAGAACGCGGTTTGCTCGTCGAAGGGCAGGCTGCCGAAATCAGCCTTCGGCTTCGCCATCGGACTCTTCCAGGACTTCATAACGGCCCGCCAGTGTCGCTGCGGCGAAACCCATCTGCATGACATTGGCAAACTGAGCAGCGTTCAGCCGCGGGTACAGATCCATGATCTGATCACGGAAGTCCTGCAGCGAGCCGCCATTGTCGATCACGGCGTCGAGCTTGTCGCGGATGACGGCATACATGCCGTCGATCGCTTTATCCGCTTGCCGGCTCATGAGATCGACCTGGCCATCGACTACCGAGCCGGCCTGTGCAGGCGTGGCCGGTGCTGCGGGATCGCGACGGTTGAGCGCCACCTTGCCGGTTGCCACTGCCGGAGGCGGTTGCAACAGCTCTACGGTTTTGCCCTGGGCCGGTTCGGAGAACCCGAACATATCCCGCACTTCGCTGGCTTCGACGCGCAGCCCAACCGGCACCAGTTTGGCCAACGAATCGGCGATCATCGACAGGTCACGCGCCTTGGGTTTGCGAATGTGCACCGTGGGATAACGGCGCTGTGGCCCGAAATTGAGATCGACGAATGGGCGCACCAGATCCCGATTGTAGGTGTTGGCCAAGGCCAGACAATCGGCGTCACGGATATCACCGCGCACCTGATTGTGAACGTCGGCGTTACGGCTGCCGAGCCCGCTGCTGTGATGGTCCGCAGAACTGGTCTGGCCCACCACCGCCTTGCTGATCTGCTCGTCCAAATATTTGCAGCCGCGCTCGAACAAATCGGCGGCACCGGAGACGTTGCCGACCTGCACCAGCTCCAGTTTCATGCTCTCCGGAATCACGCAGGCGGCATCCGACCCGATATTCGCCACCGCACGTCGCAACACCGCAACATCCTGAGGGGTCGCCGAGCCGCCGTAGCGGCCGATACGGATCGGCATCCCGAATACTTCGGCGAATGCCAGCCAATCCTTGAGCATGTATTGCTTGGCGATCCAGACGAAGGCGACGATGCGCGCCAACCCGTTGCGAATCGGCAGCCCGCTCTTGAGCCGCGGCTTGTGCACGATGAATTTGAACGGTTTCAGCGGCGCGCCCAATGCCGGATCGGCCATATCGCGCAGACGCAGCGTCGAGCGGTCGATCAGATCGAACAAGAACCAGCTCGGCTCGCAGCGCACGATGGTTTTGGGCTGCCACTGGCTTTCGCTGGTGTCCCAGACGATCTCGGACACCCCAAAACTCTTGCCCAGACCATCGAGCAGGTCGAACCGTGAGCCGACCACGCAATCCAGCTCGAACAGATCACGAACGGCGTCTGCGATGCGGACGTCCTGGGTGCTGTCGGAGGCGGCCTCAACCTTGGCATCCACCGATTCGACCGCCAGTTTGCGCTGCGCGAGCACCGCGAAATAGTGGGTTTCTTTTTCTTCCATCTCCTCCGCCATATACAGGTACTGGCGTGGGTCGATGGTATCCATCGACGATTCGAGGATCGCCGCCATGCGCTCCGGCGTCAGATCGCCGGTCACGGCCTGATGCCAGGCCTGACGCACGCCGACCAACTGCGGTTCGGCGATACGTTCATCCAGCACATCGTATTCGATCGGTTGACCGAAACGGTCTACCAATTTAGAAAGTGCCATCAGAAAATACCTCCGCGACGGCCGAAGCCGGCTGTGGCGTGGATGCTGTGAACGGCGTCGTCGAATTCTTCATCCGCTGCGCTCAGGCGACCGCGCCGCTCGCGGCGCAGCGACGCGACGGTCGCTGCATGGTAATCGTAGGGCTGGTAAGGCTGCTCGGCAGCGTGGACAGCCAGGAACTTGGCCCAGGCACGGTCGGCATGGCCGTTTTCAGAACGGTCCGCATCAAAGCGGACATTGCCGGCAGCGGTGGTCATCTTGCGCAGGCTGTGCAAATCCGAACGCAGATCGCGATCACCCATCGGGATCCGCGAGCGGCGATCCTCAAAACTCTGCTTGCCGACGGTCGCCAGGTGCAGCTTGGTTGGGCCGGTAAACAGCACGCCCTCGACCATGTACTCGCCGTATTTGCGCTGCCAATCCTCGACCGGCTTTTCGCCCATGCCGGTCTGGTCGGCGCAGAGCCTGGCGATGCGGTAGCGACTCATCACCTCGTCGACCAGCGTATCCTGCTCGCGAAAGCTGATGCGGCGACGCGCGATCACCTCACGACACCAGGCGACATCTCCCATCATCTCATCGACCCAGATCACGAACAGATCGCGACGCCGCCCGATGTCGATGCCGGCGTAGCACGGGCCGCCCGCGTAATGCTCCGGAATGCCGGCGCGATCGTGTTCTGCAGCGTTGATCAGCTCATAGTCGAGCCACGCGCTGGCTTCATCGAGCCATTTGAGCTCGAATTCCTGCTCCCAGAGATCATCGTCGTTCAGGCCGGCCTTGAGCATCTCGATATCGCGGTCCAGGCCTTCGGCCACGGCCCGCGCGATATCGCAGAAATACAGGTTCCAGACGCCACTGTGGGCGAGGCCGTTGGCGCGCAATTCATCCTCGATGCCGCCGGCGGTCATGATCTCGTAAAACTTGTTGCCCTTGCCGTTGGGCGTGGAGATCACCCGCAGCTTGAGATCGCCGCGCGACACCACTGGAAACAGCGCGCCCCAAATCTTGCGGCTGTCGGGATGAAACGCGAACTCATCCAGCAACACGCTGGCCGTGAAGCCGCGCGCGGTGTCCGGATTGGCCGGTACCGCGGTGATCTTGGAGCCGTTCGGCAGCCGCACTTCCAGTGCGTTCTCGGTGGTGCCTGCCCAGGACACTTCATAAGCATCGAACGCCGCTTGGTAGGCCGATAAATGCACCTTGATGCCTTCGTTAATCGCTTCTTTCGCTTGGCGCTCGCCGCGCGAGAGGATCACCCAACGCCGCCGGCTGCCGTTGACCTCGGCGTCTAGACAATCGTCGACGATTTCCAGCGCCGACGAGAAGGTTTTGCCGATCTGGCGCGCGAACATCGCCGCCTTGAACTTGGCGGTATCCGCCTTCCAACGGCGCTGCGAAGCGTAGAGTTGGATCGCGCTCATCAGGCCAGACCGTAGACTTCCTCGCGAATCGCGCGCAGGGTCTCCTTGTCCAGTGTCCGTGTGCCAGAGCGCTCCAGACCATCGATCTTCGATTTCACCTCCGCGATCGCCGCCTGACGGGCTTCCGCCGCCCACTTTTTCTGCGAAATGGTGGCGCGGCCCAGATCCGCGATCAGCCGGCCGATCTTGTGGATGTCGATCTGTTCGGGATCGACCTGCAAGTCCATCAACACCGCGAACAGCTTTTCCTGCACCAGGCGCGCGAGGGCATCGCCGACGGCGTTTTCGTGATCCGGGCTCTCCGCGACAATCGCCCGCGCCTGCTCGGTGACCAGCTTGAGCGAGCGGATGCGCTGCTCGAACTGCTCGCCGTAGCGATGGATCGAACTCTTGCCGATGGACTGCCCATGCTCGGCCAGCCACGCCGACAACTGCTCATAGCCCGCGAATCCTGACGCCACCAGCCGTCGATCCAGCTCCGCCTTGAGCGTTTCCGGCAGACTCAACACCGCCGAGCGGCGCGGCATACTAATACCACTTCCGCGGCCGTGCGATGCCTGGCTCGCAGGCCTGCGTGTACTCGACCACGTCCACCCCGTAACGCGTCAGGGAGGCCAGCCAGGTGGGCTGATCTTCGGCCTGCAGCGTGACCAGCCCACGATCGCGCAGATAGTCCAGCTCTCGGCGCAGACCGTGTGGCGTGATCGGCAGCGAGATGTCTTGCAGCGTGCGCAGAATCAGCGATTCGGATACCGGCTGAGGGCGCCCGGCATCCAGCACGCGCAGAATGCGCCAGCGTGATTCCTCCCGCTGCGCGCGCTCCAGGTCGATTTCATTCGGCATGTTTGGTCCCCATTCCCACAATGATGTCGATCTTCTCGCTGAGGCGATCCATCTTGGTATCGATCAGGCCGCTAAAACGAATCCAGTCCTCGCGCCGCACGTATTGGTTGGGCAGGTCCGCGCGCAGGCGCAGCAGCGCCTTCTCGTTTTCGTGGCCACTCGATTCCAAACGGCGCATGTCTTCCCCCAACGTGCGGAACTTGGCGTCCTGCATGTCGAAGCGGCTGTCCATCCCCCGCAGCACCACCCGCGACAGCGCCCACACCGCGGAGACGCAGGTGACCACCGCAGAAGCGATGAAGATGAAAAAATCCCAGAATCCGAGTTGGAACTCCATGTCCGGTCAGTGCACGCCGGCGGTCTGGTGGTGCCAGTCGATCAACGCTTGAAGCTGCTGGCGGATGTCATCGCAGCGCTCGGCATTATCGATGTGGTTGGAGAGGAGCTGCTGCTCGCTGATGCCGGCATCGAGAGCAGGATCGGTCCCCGAGGCGGCGTCAGGAGACTCGCAGGCGGTTGCGGACAGGCTGGGATCGAGGGCACAGTTCCACAGGCCGACAGCCCCAACAGTGAAGACAAAGCGAGGCAGAAGCTGTAACGGCGCGCCCGGCGCAGTCCGGTATTTGACAATAACATGCGGCACCTCCTTGGTGATCGTCTGATAGACGATCTGCGTCTTGACTCGATTAACCGCCAGCTGGGTGGCGATCTGCTGACCCACGGCTTGAGCCTTGGCGAGCTTTTGCTGACTGACGATCTGCGCCTGCTGCTGCGCGATCTGATCCACCGCCGTCTGGTGTCGCAGCCCCAACCAATAAGGCCCTCCGACCAGCACGAGCAACAACCCCATCGCGACGATGAACTCCAGCAGCTTGCCGCCGGCGTTCCCCAGCTTGGTAACGGCGAATGAAGCGATCCACGCGAACATCAGGGTTTATCGTCCTGAGCGCATCGGCGTTCTCGCCACTCGTACAAAGCCACCGCGACCGCCAACACGCCGGTGAGCGCACTAAAGGCCGCAGCGGAATCTGCTGTCACATGCAAAGCATCGGGGCCGAACACCCGCAGTGCGGCCCAGGTGATCAAACTGACCGCCCATAGCAACACGCCGAAGCGGATGAAAGCCTTGATGGTCATGTTGAGGCCGATCGGCCGGGTGCACCCGTTAGCTTCGACTCGGCTTCGCCGGTCTAGGTTTGGCCGCAGCACTCGGCGCTGCCGGTGCAACCGGCGGGTGCGTCACTGCGAGATGGATCAGACCCAACTTGGATTCGATCATGCCCAGCTTGGTGGCGACCAGCGACAGCTGTTGTCTCGCAAATCTATCAAGCCTGTCCTCGATTGCTTTGGTGGTCGCGAGATGAGCGCGCAATAACCAGAAGACCGCAACGATGACGATGAGGGCCAACACGATAAAGATGATTGTCAACATAGGAGAATCCTCAAGCAGTGAACAGCGAAGCAATGCCGGCTCCGCCGGTCAGGCAGACTTTGTCGACATAAGATTGATCGCGCAGCGTGCCGGTGAGCGTGCGATAGGGCGCGCCGCCGTTGTAGCTGGCGACGACGCCGGCCCAACCGTCCGACTTTAAATAGCGATCCCGGCGCTTGGCCAGCAATTGGCAGCCGTGGTGCAGCCCTGCCAGCGGATCCGTCAAGCCAGTCAGAAACCCCGTGAACCCCTGCTCGCGGGCGACAGCGCCCATCACCTGCATCAAGCCCCAACTCGCCTGCTGGTCGATCCACTCGGTGTCGGCGGTTTCAGCGCCGCCGGGCGACGGGAAATCGGCGGGCGCATTGTCGCGCGTGCGATCCGCCGGCCGAACCCGATAGGGCACGTTGTGGGACAGGTTCCACAAGTATTCGTACGCGCTCTCGTAGCGGTGCGCAAAGCGATTGCCGCCCGATTCCACCTGCACGATCGTCGCCACCAGCGCGGGATCGAGACTGTATTTCGGTGCGATGACCTGAATATAAGAAATGTTCGACATGCCGCCAGTGTGAACGACAGGGCACCGGTTTAAGACCGTGGAAACACTTCGCCCCGCAGTGAGCGGGGCGATGGGGTGATGTTAGTGCGTGGGGAGTGAGGCGTCAATTATTAGCCACGTCTTGATAAGTTAGTGGATCGGCCAATTCTTTTTTGCATTCTGCTACTGCTCTTTGATATTCCTTTTGCGCAGTTCCCAAGTCTGCTGCGCTGCTCGCCCCAAAGAAGGCGCTCCCGATATTGTAGACGTAGTCGGCAGCACCCCAACATTCGACGTAGGCAAGATAAAATTCTTTTGGTATCGGAGGGGTGTAATCGTAAATTTTGGTGGCCCGCGGATCAATGGAGTACATCCATCCATTGAGGTCGTCATGCAGGATCGCATCGTCCAGTTGTTTATGGACTGCTTCAGTTTGTCGGAGTGTCTTTTGCGCTGCCTGCAATCCCTCTTTCAGATCAGCAATCGTTTGCGCCTTGGTTAGCGGTTTATCGGCATCATAAACATGCGCGGATATCGCGGAAGGCGATTGTTTCATGTGTGATGTTTGAGGAACTGAGGATGTCGTCTGCTGACTATTGTTAGAAGCAAACCCGCCATCGAACACCCACGCCGTGATCATGATGGACGCGAAAACCCCACTGATCGCGATGATTCCACCGACAACTGGATTTCCGATACGTCTACCGACCCAGAGCCCGCATATCGTCACAGTGACGATGGAGACCAGCATGATAAAAACGATCATTTCTTCCCCGTCTGTTTTCTTTTTTCTCGCGTCGCGTGGCGAGATGGCATCGTACGTCCGCCTTACTTCTTCGACATCACCGTGCCATAGACAGTTTGTAGTTGCGTATCATGTCTCTGTCTCCATGCTTGCGCTTGATCATTTCCCGCAGCCGGTGCGGATGGTCACGGTCGCCGCGCCATAGATCACCGTTATGTTAGCGCGTCCAGAAATCGTGATGATCGGCGCTCCAGCCGAAGAGTTTCCATCGCGGACGTCTCCAACTGTTTTTTTTGTCTGTTTGCGACGTTCCCTGTCAGTTTGAGGCCCACTGAGATCGGCGCCGAGCAGATTAGTTAAATTCGATTTCGCGATCATCGACGGTCGCTCCGGCAGGTTAATGATATCGGCCACTGCTCTCCCCCACTATATATCGTCATGTCGCGCTCCGGTTCTGTAACGCCACTCTGGGGCTCTGTTGCTGAATATTGCATAAAACGTACAGCGAGTTGATCGCGCTGGCTTTGTCGGCGGCGTTGAGTTTTAAATACGCCTGTCGTTCTTCCAGCGCCTCGATACAGCCCTTCAGCAGCTCAGAATCGTAGGCCTGCACTGGCAAGGTTCGAGCCACGTTAGAAGACCTGTGCATCGCGTCGGGGAGCTTTGAGCCCATCACTTTATAGGCCGATTCGATGAACTCGCGCACCTGCTCTACCGATGCATGCTGCTCGATCGTGTAGGACACCAGGCTCTTGACCTGTTCAAGGCTGAAGTCTTTGTCGAGGTGCATCTCGATCATCACCTCACTGACGAGATTCACGGCTTCCTGCGCCGTCAAACGGACATCGCGCGTCATCCGTTCTTCGTTTCTGACGCCTGAGATCAGATAGCCGACGTCGAAAGAGGACCGTCCGAGCACATCCAGCGTTTCGGCCGGCATCGCCCTATTGCGCTCCCACCCGCGCCACGCAGAAAGACTGACATCCGCGAGATCAGCGCAGGCGCTCTGCGACAGCTTGAGCCGTTCGCGTTCTTCTTTTAAACGACTGTTGATTGTCGACGCTTGCATGTGTCAACAAACAGTTGTATTGTGGTTACAAGTAAACATACAGCGCCAACTTGTAGACACCGTGCACCCCGCCTTCATCCAAGCCGAATTGAAGCTCCATGCCTCCAATGCTGCCGCAGTCGGACGCAAGGTCAAGCTCTCGCGCAGCATGGTCTGCGCTGTGATCAAGAGTAGAAGGTACAACGTTCGCGTTGCGACGGAGATCGCCAGGATTATCGGCCGTCCCGTCAATCAAATCTGGCCGGGGCGTTATCCAGTCGTCCGCACGCGTAAGGCTGCGTGTCGCTAATGACCTCATTCCAGGATTCTCCATGTCGGTAGGTTCGCACAGACGGGGCCGTCCGTCACCGGCCAACGGGCGAGATTCTATCTCCACAGATCAGCCCGATCTTTTCCGGCAACTCGAAAGGCCCACGTTGAGCTCGGCTCCTGCGCTCGATCTGGACATCCACTACGAACTGCTGGGAGCACTCAACACCGCGATCCGCCAGGCCCGCACCGCCGGTCTGAGCCGGGAACGGATCGTCGATGCCATGAACCGGCTCCTGCCGGAATTGGACAAGCCCGTGACCCTGCGCCAGATCAACGCCTGGACAGCGGCCAGCAAAGTCGAAGAGCACACGTTTCCGCTGCGTTATCTCGCTGCGTTCTGCAGCGCCACCAACAGCGAAGAGCCGCTCCGCGTCGTCGCCGCCGCGCTGGGCTTCGGGTTGGTGGACGCGCGTGAGATGGAAGCCCAGCACCTGGGCGAGAACCTGATTCAGTCCGCGCGGCTGCGCCGCGTGATCCGTGAGCAGCAAACCCGATTGGGGGGATAGATGAATACACCAGAAAAAACCGCCATCTCTGAAATGGCCAGCATCGATACCACCACGGTATCTGCGACACAGTTCGAACAGTTGGAACAAATTGCCCGCGTGGATCTGAGCGCATCGCAGGATGTGCTGGCTGCGCTGGGCGCCGAGGAACTCAATCGTGCCGAGTTCAGTGTGCTGCGTGCTGGAGCCTATTTTCTGCGGCTCAAGGCAGTCAGCTGCATACAAGGCACACGAAAAGACTTAGCGACAGCGCCATCGTTAAGTTCCGAAGGCGGCTTTTGGCAAGCTCTCTCTGCGGTAGACGTACAGCCACGCCAAGCCCAGCGCGCCATGCAGATCGCTCGTTACGTGGCCGCATTGCCGCCAGACCACGCGCGCCGCATCGCAGGGCTGCCGCCTTCAAAAATTATACCGCTGGTCAATGCCGACCCGGAAGTCGTCGAGTATCTGCTGGCCGAAGATCGGCTGGACGGCGAAGCCTCGCTATCCGTGCGCGATCTAAAACGTGAACTCGCCAAACTGCATGCCGAAAATCGCAAGCTGGCCAGCGACGCCGAGGAAGCACGCCTCGAAAAGCAGGTCATCGAACATGAAGCGGCTGGCTTCGATCTTGCCCATTGGGCGGTCGCGGCCCGATCCGAAGCCGTCTGCCAAGGCCAAGCGCTCTCCACCGCCTTGGATATCCTCACCGAGGCCATCGACAAACATCTGCTGAATGCGCCGGCCGGTCAGCAGGATCGAGCGGAGCGTGCGCGCCATCAGCAAGCCGCCGCCGGTACGTTGTATCACACCATCTACGCTGCGGGTGTCCGCGCAGCCGCCCTGGCAGACCGCTTGCGCGCCAGCTTCGGCGATGACATCACCCTCGGCGTGGCACCCGATCACCTGCTGTCGCCAGCGGAAGCCGAGCGCTGCGAAGCGGCCCGCTGCCAGATCTTCCAGGCCGCACGCAAGGACTTTGCCCTGCGCGATATCGACCGCGCCAACAGCCGCCCTGGCCGCAGAGGTCGCAAGCTCGGCACCGGGAACGTCTGAGCTGAGTCATGCCGCCCGTCGTCGCCCTACGCCCTGCCAGCGAGCTGGCCCAGCGCCAGCCCGGTGTTTGGGAGCAACTGCCGGAATCCATGAGACAGATTGCCCTTACGCGCAGTGCCATTGCGCGCCGCGTGGTCGAGCGGATGGAATGGCAGAGCCAGCGTGCGGCGCTCCGGTCGGTCGTGTGCGAGATTCGTGCAGGGCTGCATAACAACGCCATCCGGCTGCTCGGCAAAACACCGAGCGAACCGGCGTTGCGACGCTGGGCATCGGCCTTGTCGCAGAATGGAGTGGAAGCGCTTGCGCCGGGATACACCGGCCGCGTGCGCAAGGCTTACGGCTGGGAAGTGCGGGCACAACGCCTGTTTGCCCAGCCCCAGCGACCGGCCTACAGCACGGTGGCTTATTGGCTGCGCCAGGAAGGCTTCGACAGCGCCAGCGAAAGCCGCGTGCGCCGCTATCTCAAATCACTGCCCAGCAACCAGACCGAGACCTCGCGCAAGCGCGTCGGCGGTCATTACTACGATCAGAATATCCGCCCGCATGTGCGGCGCGATGTCACGGTGCTCAACGTCGGCGATGTCTATGAGGCTGATGGGCATTGTTGCGATGACTATGTGCAGCACCCGCAAACCGGAAAGCACTTTCGCCCGGAGCTGACCACCTTCATCGACGTGCGCAGCAGCAAGATCACCGGTTGGTGGCTGGGCGAGTTCGAGAACTCCATCGACGTGCTCTATGCCTTGAGCAGCGCCATCCGCAATTACGGTCATGTGCCGGTGATGCTGCATACCGATCCCGGCAGCGGCTACGTCAACAAGATGCTGAGCGACGAGGCCACCGGCTTCTATGCGCGTCTGGACATCACGGCAGTCACCACGATCCCCGGCAACGCGCGGGGGAAGGGCTTGCAGGAGGGGTGGTTCCGCTGGTTCGAGGAGCGTTTGGGCAAGCGGTTTCCGGCGTTCTGCGGGCATTGCCGCACCGATGACGAACTGTCGCGGTTGGCCATGCGGATCAAACGCGGTGATATCTCCATCCCCACGTTCGAGCAGTACCACGATGCGGTGCGCGACTACATTGAGACCTACAACAACACGGCGAAGAAGTCACTCGACGGCCAGACGCCCAATCAACTCTGGGAGCAGCTCAATCCCAACCCATTGCATCTGCCACTGGACGTGCTCATGCGTCCGCGCCGGGAAGCCAGCGTGCGCAGCTGGGAAGTCCGCTTCGAGAACCGCTTTTACAAGGCCGCTGAGCTGGCGCAATACGAGCGACGTAAGGTCGTGGTCGAGTACGACATCCACGACGAATCCAAGGTCTGGATACGCGACAGCAAGGGGCGCCTGGTTTGCGAAGCACTCTTGGTCGAAAAGAGACCCTGGGCGGCTGAGAATGTGTTGGCGGATCGCCGGGCGCGCTCGCTCAAGGGTCAGCAGAAACGCCTGCAAGCGCATGCCGACGAGGCCGCGGCACGAGCTCATCGGCCCATCACCACCGCCGCCATGATCGACGCGCTCGATGCGCCGATGCACGTCGAGACGCCGGCACTGGCGCATCAGCTGTTGGATGCGGGCCATCGGCTGGCATCGCCGTCGACACCATCGCAACCGATAGCACGTCCCGTCTCCACCGCCGTCCTCGCACACGTCGCTGCCGAAATGCAAGCCGACGCCGAGGAATCCGAGACCTCCGATCACCGCTACGCCCGCGCCTGCGCGCTGGAAGGCATGGAAAAGATCGACGCCGCCGAGGCGCGCTGGCTGGCCATTTACCAGACCAGCTCGGAGTACGCCGCACAGCGGCTGATGCAGCAAGGTTTTGAAAACGACGATGCCGGCGTTGACGCGCCGGCATCGGAGACCACCGCCCGTTTTGACGACGGGTTTACCACAGGAGCATGAATCATGAAGAGCAAGACGGTTGCCGTCAAGAACGTCGCCCGGCTGACCGAGGCCGGTGAGGCCTTGATCCGCCGCCCGGCCGGGATGCCGGGCATGGGGCTGGTGCACGGTGAAACCGGCTACGGCAAGAGCACCGCCGTGGCCTGGTATCGCAACCACTGCAACGGTGTAGTGGTGCGGGCGATGGCGACCTGGACGCCAGCGGCGATGCTCACCGCCATCCTGCGCGAGCTGGGCCGCGAGTCGCGTGGATCCTGCGCGGCGATGATGATGGACTGCATCGAGAGCCTGACGATGTCCGGCCGGCCGCTGTTTGTGGACGAGGCCGATTACCTGGTCGACTCCAAGCGGATGACCGAGTCGCTGCGCGATCTGCACGACATGGCCACGGTGCCGGTGGTGTTGATCGGCATGGGCGGCATCGATCAGCGCCTGGCCCACCGCAAGCAGCTCACCGGCCGCATCATGCAGGACGTGCACTTCCAGCCGCTGGACGAAGAAGATGCGGCCAAAATTGCCAAGGAACTCTGCGAAGTCATCGTGCAGCCTGATCTGGTGGCCCAGCTGACCCGGAAGGCGCTGGGCAGCACGCGGTTGATCGTCGTGGGTCTGGCACGGGTCGAGCAATACGCGCGCTCGCGCGGCATGGCGAGCATCGGCGCCAGCGAGTGGGGCCGGCGGCAGTTCTTCACCGGCGGCGCACCCGACAACAACGGCCAGCCACCACCCACGGGAGGCCCACGCTAATGAGCACTACAGGGTCCGTGCAGCGCACGCCAATGGCCCCCACGGAAGGCCGCAGCCGCATGTGGCAGTCCATGCGCATGCTCCGGCGTTTCTCCACCGCCGAGGTGCAGGCCACGGCCGAGGTCAGTGCCGTTCAAAGCCGCCGTTATATCTACGCGCTGCTGCAAAACGGCTATGTGCGCCAGGTGCAGCCGCGCCAATACGGCGTGCCCTGCGGTCATCCGGTCTATTTGCTGATCCGCGATACCGGCCCGCACGCGCCCCGCATCGGCAAGCAGCAGCTGCGCGATCCCAACCTGCTGCCGCATTACCTCACGGCCGGCGAAAAGCCGGTGGTCATCACGCGCAATGAATACGAGCGCGCCATGCGCTGCGTGCGCGCCTGCGCGGGCATGACCGACCCCGAGTGCGAGATTGCGACGCTGCGCAAGGCGGTGAGCGCGTGAGCGCCGCGGCGAGCTGGGTGGACGTTCTGCGCGACGCTTGTCGCCACGCCACCCAAGCCACCGTGGCACGGCGCATCGGCTATTCGCCGACCGTCGTCAACCAGGTGCTCAGCGGCACCTACAACGGCGATTTAATCAGCGTTCAAGCGGCGGTTGAGGGCGGTTTGATGGCGTCGATGGTCGACTGTCCGGTGATCGGCGAGATCCCGCGCCAGCGCTGCATCGAGCACCAGCGGCGTCCGTTCACCCCGACCAACCCCACCAACATCCAGTTGTATCACGCCTGCCCGCTCTGCGAGCACAGCATCCGCAAGGAGAAGCAACGATGAACCCCACTGAGGAGACCCCCATGATCAACCCCATCAAAGCATCCGAAAAACCGCTGCGCGTGCTCACGCCCGAGCTGACGTTCCGGCTGCGTTGCGCCACCGGCGCCATCCACAAGCTCCGTGCGCTGGGCTACAAGGTCGCGTCGCAGGATCTCCATCTGGGCGCCTCCCGCAGACCGCTCCTGAATTTGGTCGCAGGCGGCGAGTCGCTGCGTCAACAGTGCACCCAGATCACGATCGAGCAGCGCGAACGGTATCGCATCATCATCGCGCGCTTCGCCGGCTGTGATGTGAGATGGCAGCAGGATTTTGAAGCCGTGCCGCCGTTCGCGCACGGCCTGAATCTATTTGCCGGAGCAACCTCATGAGCGCGGCCGAACTGCTGAACAGCGAACTCACGCTGGCAGCGGACATCGTTGAGCTGATCCAAGCCAAAGGCCCGCTGAACAACGATGACATCGCCAGTCGGCTGTCTGTCGCCAGCCGACACCGGTTTAAGGGAGCGGTGGAACACCTGCTCAAAACCGGACGCGTTGAAAAATTAAAAGGCAACAAACCGGGGCTGCGGATCGTTGGCGACAAGCGGCCGATCCCCCTGAACAGCAGCTATGAAATCGGCCGGCGTCGCCGGCGCTCTGTGAGGGTGGTGCGATGACTTACATCGAAATATTCGCGTTGTTCGAACTCGGCTTTCTGTGTGGAGTCGCGGTGATGGCGCTTTTTTCAATTCACCGGGATCGCTCATGAGCAAGTCCTGTCCCGTCCCCGGCTGCGGCTGGACGATCGCAGCGGGCTCACTGATGTGCGGCCACCACTGGCAATTGCTGCCCGAGACCCTGCGTCGCGATCTGCGCAACGCCAAACTTCAGCGGCCCACGCCGCAGCAATGCGAGCGCCTGCAAACACGGATCCTGTGTCATTTCGAATCGGTGTCCGTGCCATGAGTGGCGCTCGGGCACCGTTAACCGACGAGGCGTTCGTCGATCGAGCGGCGCAGTTGCTGCGCAACCCGTCTTTGGCCATAGATTCCGGAGACATCGATTTCCTCGTCCGCGTCTCCGAATTGATCCGGCGCGGCATCCCACTCAGCGAGCAGCAGCACAGCACGCTATCCCGCATCGTCAATCAGCTCGATCACGATCCGATCACCGACTACGCCTGGCAGCGGATCAAGGAAGAGCCATGCGTCTGATCTGTCCGGAGTGCGGCGCCGTTGGCTCGATGGCGCAGTTCGCCACCGACGTCGACGCCCGCGCCGTGGCCGAGTTGCTGGCACGCGCGCCGGCGCAGATGGGGATCCCGATGCTGGCCTACGTCAGCCTGTTCCGCCCGTCGAAGCGCGTGCTGACCTGGCCGCGGGCGCGTCGGCTGTTGGCCGATCTGGAAGCGCTGATGGGGTCGGGCTTTATCCACCGTCGCGGCCAGTACTTGGGCGTCACGCGCGACATGTGGCGTCAGGCGCTGGAACAGATGACCGACGCCCGTCCGCGGCTGACGCTGCCGCTCAAGAGCCACGGCTATCTGCTGGAGATCGTCATCGGGCTGGCCGACAAGGCCGCGGCCAGCATCGAAGACAAGCGCGAGGCCGAGCTGCGCGCCGGGCTCAAGGCCGGCCAGCACGCGCCGGAGCGCATCAGCCGGCAGCAACGCATCGACAACGCCGTCGCCAGTGAAAACGCCTCGCGCAAGCGCATCAAGTTGGCGCCGCTGACCGCGGCGGAGATCCCCGACTTTCTCACCCGTGAGGGCCTCGCATGAGCGACTGGATCACCCAAGACGCCGTGCTCGACGCACTGCGCGACCACATCGGCCAGGACAACGGCATCAGCGCCCGCAGCCTGGTGCTCAAGCTGACCGGCGTCTACGCCCGGCCGGCCGACGAGCGCGCCCTGCGTCACGTCATCGAGGCGCTGCGTCGCGACGGCCATCACCTCTGCGGTCATCCCACCACTGGCTACTTCGTCGCCCGCACCGATGACGAGCTGCTGCGCACCGTGCGCTTTTTGCACGACCGCGCATTGACGTCACTGACGCAGGCGGCGGCGATGCAGCGCGTCAGCCTGCCGGATCTGCGCGGGCAACTGAGATTGCCGACGTGAGACATCAGTGGACGCTGGCTGAGTACGCGCTGTTGCGGCGGCTCTATGCCGACACGCCGTCCGCCGATATCGCCGAGCGGCTGGGTTTGTCCGTGAAGTCGATCTACGACAAGGCCAGCAAAATGGGCCTCCACAAATCGCAATCTTATTTAGAGACCGTCACTGGTGGACGCTTGCGCCCGAACACCGCGATCGGTGCGGACTATCGATACCGCAAAGGCCATGTGCCGGCCAACAAGGGCCTGCGTCGGCCAGGGTGGGCGCGGGGACGCATGCGCGAAACGCAATTTCGCAAAGGACAGCGCAGCAGTCGCGCCGAGTCGCGCTATCAACCCATCGGCACCGAACGCATTACCAAAGACGGCTACATCCTGCGCAAGGTCAACGATGACCTGCCGCTGCAGGCGCGATGGCAACTGCTGCAGCGTCTGGTGTGGATCGAGCATCACGGGCCGATCCCGCCCTCGCACGCCGTCTGTTTTCGCAATGGCAACAAGCAGGACTGCCGGATTGAAAACCTGGAATTGATCTCGCGCGCCGACCTTGCGCGCCGCAACAGCATCCATCGTTATCCGCCGGCGCTCAAGCAGGTGATCCGGCTTTCCAAAAAACTGCAACGCACCCTGGAGCAAAAACGTGAAAAACAAGATTGAGGACTTGCGCAACCACCTGTTCGCGGCCCTGGAAGGACTGGCGGACGAGAAAAACCCGATGGCCCTGGACCGTGCCGAGACCATTTCCAAGGTCGCCCAAGTGTTGGTGAATTCCGCCAAGGTCGAAGTGGACTTTCTCAAAGTCACCGGCGGCCTCAAGTCGTCCGGCTTCATGCCGATCGAAGACGAGTTCAAAGCGAACAAAACCGCCGCCATCGTCCGCAACTGAGGATCCGCCATGACCAACCCCAAACCCACCCGCATCAAAGCCGCCAGCATCAATCTCACGCGCGACGAGGCCGAGGCGTGTCTGGCCAACATCGGCACCGCGCAGCGCCGCGTCATTGGAATCGAAGCGGCGATGAATGACGAGATCGCCGCCATCAAGTCCCGCTACGAAGCGCAGGCCGCGCCGCACAACCAGAACATCACCCGCAGCTTTCACGATCTGCACCTGTGGGCAGAGGCCAATCGCGACAGCTTGTGCGCCGGCAAGATCAAGACCGTGCGCATGGCGACGGGCGAAATCCTGTGGCGCAAGCGGCCGCCGTCGGTGCGCATCACCGGTGCACCGGCCGTCATCGAGCGGCTGATCAGCTTCGGTCTGACCGCCTTCGTGCGCGAAAAGCAAGAGATCGACAAGGACGCGATCCTCGCCGAGCCGGATCAGGTGAAAGGCATCAAGGGCATCAAGGTCATTACCGATGTCGAGGACTTCGTGGCCAAACCGTTCGAGACCGAGATCGAGCGCGTGGAGCCGGTGCTGCGGAGCGCGGCATGAGCGCGGCGCTGGAGAAAGCGCAAGCGCGTCTGCGTGAGATGCGCGCAGCGGGAGTCAAGATCAAGCGTGTCTCACGTCTGCCGACGCTAAAGCGGTATTACCGGGATTTCTACGGCGTCGATGAAAACAAAAACGATCCTGGTCAGCCCACGCTGTGCCGATTGGATTACAACACCAGGATGGCCGAGCTACGCGGTGTGAATCTGCGTCCGGTGGTTGAGTCGATCTGTTTTGAATGTGTGGGCGGAAATGACGATCCAGGCCCAAAGTTGCGGGTGCGCGATTGTGCGTGTCTGGATTGCCCTCTGCATCCAATCCGGCCCTGGCAACGCTTGAAAGGTCGCGGCGGCGCAAAGCCGTCCGATACGGATCGCGTGGGCCAAATAGTAAACGGTGGTAAAACGGCCTCTACGGAAATTGCAGCGTCTGTACGTATCAGCGTAGCCCCCGAGACGGCAAGATCACCTATATGCACCGCTGATGGTGTTTGAGCGGCGCATGGCTCACGGCGCCAAACAGCCATTGCGCGCGCGCGAGCTGGCGCGTATCCACATCCTCAAGGCCCAGCTCAAGCTCGACGATGAGCGCTATCGCGCCGTGTTGTGGGTGCAGGGTCGCGTCGAGTCCGCCGCCGATCTCGACGCGCATGGGCGGCGCGCGGTGATCGCGCACCTGCAATCGCACCTCAAACCCGCCACGATTATCGACGGCACACCGCCGCGCACGCTGTCCAGCCGCCCGCTGCTGCGCAAGATCGCCGCCCAGCTGGGCGCGGCGCAGAGAGCGTGGCCGTATGCCGAGGCGCTGGGGCGGCGATTGGCCGGCAAGCAGGCGCTGGAGTTTTGCTCCGATGCCGAGCTGGGCAAGATCGTCGCCGCGCTGGCCATCGATGCGAGGCGGCGCGGACAATGAATGCCGTCGTGGAAATCGATATGCGGTTATTGCCGCCCACCATCAAACGCATGGTGCGGGTGATCGGTATCGAGATGACGCTGAAACTGCTGCGGCACCAGGGCGGCACCGATCTGCGGTTGCCCTATGGCGTGACGCGCAGGCGCAGGCACGGCCTGAGCGATCTTGCCCAGATCTTGAACCACGAGCAGATCCACGCGTTCTACGGCGAGTTTGCCGACGGCCGCAAAGAGATGACGCTGCCGAAGGCCGACAAGATCGTGATGCAGTATCGCAATGCCGAGATCCGCAGACTGCATGGTGGTGACGGGATCAGTCTGCCGGTGCTGGCACTGCGGTTTGAGCTGACCGAGCGCCAAGTCTGGAACATCGTGCATTCCGAAACATGGCCGAGATGGCGGTCGGCTGAGACGATGCAGCAGGAGTTGTTCGACACGCCGGATTGACGCTCTGTAGCCGTTGCTCCTAAGCTGTCTCCATCGCCCCGCATAAGCGGGGCGAATCATTTCCACGGTCTTTTGAGTGTTCCCAGCCGCCGATACTGGCCGCGAATGGAACGTCATCACCACATCGCTCTCAACGCACGCCAGCAGCCACCGGCCGTATTGGCGTTGTGCTTTTCGCTCACCGGCGAAGGCGCCGTGCCGGAATGGGTTGAGCTGGTGCCGGCTCCGAATGCCGAGGGCTTTGTCGTCGGTCTGGACGGACGCCGCTGGAAATCGGATGCGGCCGCGGTCGCGGCCAGCTTCCGCAAGCCCATCGCGGTCGATGTCAATCACTCCACGCATACCGCTGCCGATGCCGGCGGCGAATCCCCCGCACGCGGTTGGGTCGAGCAGTTCGAAGCCCGCAACGGCGCGGTGTGGGGACGCGTGGAATGGACGACGGCCGGCGCCGACGCCGTGCGCAACAAGGACTATCGCTATCTGTCGCCCGCACTGGCCGTGAACAAGGCCGGTGACATCGTGGGCATCCGCAGCGTTGGCCTGGTGAACGATCCCAATTTTGATCTCGCGCTCAACCAGCGCACTGAAGACCCCGACGAGGAAACCGTCATGCTCGAAAAGTTGCTGGCCGCGCTCGGCCTCCAGAAAGATGTCACCGAGGAGGTGGCACTCAACGCGGTCACCCAGCTCAAGGGTGATTTGCAGACCGCGCTGAACAAGCGCACAGACACGCCTGACCTGAACCTGTACGTGCCGCGCGCCGACTTCGACGCGGTGAAAACCCGCGCGGAGACGGCCGAAACGAGCATCGCCACCAACACCCGCCAGGCGCTGGATGCGGAGGCTGATCGCGAGGTCGTCGCGGCGATGAAGGCCGGCAAGATCACGCCGGCCACCAAGGACTTCTACATCGCCACCTGCAGTTCGGCTGGCGGCCTGGAGAAGTTCCGGGCGTTTATCGCGGCCGCACCGGTGATCGTCGCCGACGACCAGCACCGCAACGGCAAACCCGAATCGGCCGCCCAGGGCGCGCTCACCACCGCGCAGGTCGCGCTGTGCAAGCGCATGGGCATCTCTGAAGCGGATTACGCCGACAGCGCCAAGGCGCTCGCGGCCCGATCGCAACCCACCCATCAAGGACTGACACATGACTGCTCTCACTGCTGATCGCATTACCGCCCGCCGCGTCGGCGCTGCTCACAGCGACCCGGTTGCGGCCTCCGCAATTCTTTACGTCGGCGCGTTGGCGGTGCTGGACGCCTCCGGCAACCTGGCGCCCGGCACTGCCGCTACCGGCCTCACCGCTCGCGGTGTGGTGCAGGCGGACGTGGACAACACGGGCGGTGCTGCTGGCGCAGTGACCGCCGAAACCGTCACCGGCGTGTTCCGCTTCAACAACAACGCGGGCGACGTGACGCGTGCGTTCATTGGCAAATCCGCCTACATCGTTGACGACAACACGGTGTCGTCATCTTCCGCCACCAGCACCCGCTCGGTTGCCGGCGTGATCGACGACGTGGACGCCGATGGCGTCTGGGTCGCGGTCGGCCTGGTCACCGGTACCGGCTACTAAGCCGCCGCAATCGCAATCGAGGACGCACACATGATCATCAATCGAGGCAGTCTCAGCGACCTGTTTGTCAGCTTCAACGCCGCCTTCCAGCAGGGGTTTCGCGACGCGCCGCAGGACTGGGGCTCGGTGGCACAGTCGGTGCCCAGCACCACCACCGAAGAGCATTACGCGTGGCTGGGGCAGTTCCCGCAGCTCCGCGAGTGGGTGGGTGACCGCCAGATTTCGGCGATGGCCTCTCACGACTATCGCATCAAGAACCTCAAGTTCGAGAGCACGGTCGAAGTCGATCGCGACAACATCGAGGACGACACCTACGGCGTCTACAAGCCGATGTTCCAGGAGATGGGCTACGCGGCGGCGACGCATCCCAATCAGATCGTGTTTCCATTGCTGAGCAACGGTTTCGCCAATCTCTGCTACGACGGCCAGCCGTTCTTCGATGCCGATCATCCGGTGGGGCTGCCGGGCGCTGCCGGCGGCGTGACCAGCGTCAGCAACACGCAGGCCGGCGCCAGCACACCGTGGTTTTTGCTCGATCCCACCCGCGCGCTCAAGCCGTTCATCTTCCAGATGCGGCGTGAGTACGACATGCGCGGTGTGTTCGATCTGAACGACGAAAAAGTGTTCATGACGGACAAGTTCCTGTACGGCGTGGATGCGCGTGTCGCCGGCGGTTACGGGTTTTGGCAGCAGGCGTATGGCTCTCAGGCCGATCTGACCACCGCCAATTACGCCGCCGCGCGTCAAGCGATGATGGCGTTCAAGTCCGATGAAGGCCGTCCGCTGGGCATCCGCCCCGCGCTGCTGGTGTGCGGGCCGAGCAATGAGGGCGCTGCCCTGGAAGTGCTCAAGGCGCAGCGCAACGCCGCCGGTGCCACCAACATCTACCTGGACACCGCCAAGCTGCTCGTCACGCCCTGGCTGCCTTAATCCACATCACCGAGACCCATCACATGGCCCAGATCATCATCATCACCGCCAAGCGCAACGGCTACCGTCGCTGTGGCATGGCACACCCGGATCACGCGGTCGAATACCCGGCCAGCACGTTCACGGCGGCGCAGCTCAAAATCCTCAAGTCCGATCCCGGTCTGGTGGTGCAGGAAGCCGATGTGCCCGATGCCGAGTCCGAATCCGGCAAGGGCAAAGGCAAGTAACCCGTGCAGCTGCTCGGCCGCTATTGGGAGGGGCGCGTCGCAGTTGCCGCGGGTCAGGCCGTCGTGCTCGACCTGCCGGCAGCAGCGCGCGTCTCGGTCGGCGCCAATCCCGGGGCCAGCGGTACCGCAACGGTCGAGTACACCGTGAGCGGCAAAGCGCTGGTCGACGCGGACACTGCCACCTGGCTGTCGCTGATCGCCGCGACTTCGACGGCGGCAGAGGCCAACCGCAGCGTACCGACCCGCGCGCTGCGCTTGACCGCAACCACCACCGCGGCCAGCTTCGATATCCTGCAGTGGGCATGCGACTGAGATGCCCTACGCCGTCCTCCAGGACATCCTCGACCTCGAAGGCGAGGACACGCTCTACGCGGTAGCCGATCGCGACCGCGACGGCACGCTCAACACGACCGAGACGCTGGCGGTGACGGATGCCATCGCCGCCGCCGGCGACGAGATGGACAGTTACATCGGCATGCGCTTCGACCTGCCGCTACCGGCGATGCCGCCTTGGGCAACGCGCATCTGCATCGACATCTCGCTGTACCGATTGGCACGCAGCGCCGATGCGCTGACCAACGAAATCAGCCAGCGCTACAAGGATGCAGTGGCTTTCCTGATTCGGGTCGGCAGCGGCAAGGCCAGCCTGGCACTGCCCCTCGCCTCGATGCCGCAGGGCGACGACACCGGCGAAATCAAGGGCGGCGATCCGTTGATCAGCGCTGCGCCGCGGGTGTTTGGCCGCGCGTCGAATGGGGGCATCCCATGACGCTCGCAGAGTACCGCGCGCAGCTGGTGCTGGATCTGGCGAACGGCGTGCCGGCCGGCGTCAAGGTCGCGCCGCATCCGGGCCGATTCACGCTGGAGGAAATCGAGCGCTATTCGATGGAAGCACCGTGCGTGCGCGTCGCCGTGCTCAGCGCTGCCGATGCGGATCTCTCCGAGCTATTCGACGTGGTCGAAGTGGGCGCCTACATCCTCACCAAAACCGGCAAGGCCGGGCTGCCGGATGTGCAGCTGCTGACGCTGGGCACCGGTCTCAAAGCCTACGTGCGCGCCTTCCCGATCGGCGGCGGCGACGCCAGCAGCGCCCAGGGCGTGAAGTTCAGCAACCTGTTTTCCACCGCCATTGGCAAGCAGGGCGTGGCGCTGGGCGCGGTCACCTGGCGGCAGAAGCTGGCGCTGGATCAGCCCGACACCAGCAGCCTCGCCGATTTCCTCACCTTCTACGGCACGTTTGACGTTGGCCAGAGTGCGGGCTCGCCCGCAGCCATCGCCGAAGCCGATCTACCCTCAGCTTAATCCGGAGCGCTCCACCCATGACGATCGCGTTCACTTCCATTCCGGTCAATCTGTACGTGCCGGGCCAGTACGCCGAGTTCAGCAGCGCCAACGCCAACCAGAACCAGGTGGTGACGATCCCGCCCGGCATCCTGTTGATCGGCCAGATGCTCGCCACTGGCACCGCGGCGGCTGGCACGGTGGCGCAAGTGACCGGTGCCGACCAGGTGGGCAAGCTCACCGGACGCGGCTCGATGCTGCATCAGATGGCGAAAAAGCTGTTCGGGGTGACCAGCTTCATCCCGGTCTATCTGCTGCCGCTGGCCGATGCCCAGACCAGCATCCCCAGCAGCATC